CGAAGCGCCAGCCGATCGAGGGGCTTTCAGCAGCGCCGATCAAAACGCTGTGCTGAGAATTGCGGGCATTGCCAAGCACGGTGAGTTCCGCTTGCGTGCCGGGGCGACCGTAAAATGCGACTCCCTCTTGCATGACCATGCCGCCCCAACGCAGGTCAAGCTCAACCTCAAGTTTTGCGATCTCGGCAGCAGCGCCAAGCCCGGTGATGATGGTCTGATACCAAACGTCACCCATCGCAGCGATCGCGTCGTCAGTGTCGGGGTCCGTTGCGCCGGATGCCATGCCGGTCGTCACACAAGTGATACCAGCGGGCAAAGCCTCGCCTTGGTTATGATTGATTCGCAAATCAATGTCATTGCCCAGCGTGCCCTTGTTGAGCGCGGCGATCGTCACCTTGCCCACGGCTGCGGTAGCAGAAACAGGCAAGTTAGTTTTTTTGACGCCTGCGGTGATCGCTGCGGTGATGCCAGTGGCCACATCAGCGGCAGCATCGCCAGAAGCAACGGCGAACTCAAAACGCTCACCGCCGATATAAACGACCGCAACGCCGTCGTCTGTGGCAGTGCCCGAAAAAGTGAAATCGCCATCAGCGGCAACCGAAGCAGCGGCATCATCAAGCGCAATCGCCCACATTTCGGTGTAGGGATCATTCTTTTTGGCAAAATCAATCATGTCTGCAAGCTGGCTGCCGTGGCCAAAATACTCCTCAGCCTTCGATGCGCTGGGGATGGCTGTTGGGATTTTCTCCGCAACAGTGCCCGCAGTCAATCGCTGACCAATCACGAGGATTTTGTGCGGCAACGAAGCAACGCCTTGCACAGCGCGGCTGTTGTCAAACTCGACATAAACGCCAGGCGTCCGAATATCGGCGAGAATAGTGTTGAAACTGACGGTCATGGCTTAATCCTCCAGGGCCACAGATTTACTGAGGGGCCGGGTTGTTTTTTGTTTTTTCGGCTTGCTCTCTTGCTCGCGGTTAGGCTCGCCTATCTCAGCAGAACCATCACGCACGCGGCGGCGGTAATAGCTGCTATATGTCACAAACGCGCCAGTCAGCGGCAAAACCTCAAGCGTGTCGGGGTCTTTTACGCGGTGGCCTTTGAGCGGGTATAAATAGACTTTTTTCATGTCGCCAATCCTGTCAGGTGATCCTCTGCATCGATAACGTCGTCATCAAGATCGAGATCCCATTGAGCGTGGTAAGTGTCGAAGTCGTCAAGCTCGGACAAATCAAAGTCTGAGATGCTTTGGTCCTGCGTCCACGTCAAAGCCCACAGAGCTATGCCCTTGTTATCAATGCCGCCGCTGTAAATGTTTTCAGCCCTGAGATTCTCAGGACGAACAAGCGCCGACTCGTCAAAATCGTTTCCCTTTACCAAAACAGCAAGCGCTTGAATGAGCGTCAAAGCCTCGGAATCGCGGCGTGTTGAACTATCGCCCCTGGTCACAACGTAGATCCCCCATCGCATAGTGGCGACAAGGTCCACCATCGTGTCAACGATATTGTCTATTCCCAGGCACGCGACAAGCGCAGCAGGAGCCTTGACAGCATAGCGCCGGATCTCGTCAGACGTAAAACGCCCACCATGAACAGCGACATGCTTAAAACTCGACACGCCAGTCTCGACTGCATCCTTGATATTCTCGCGGGCTTGCAAAATAGTCGTCATCGCCACATCCCCTCGAACCACTCGCGGGCCATCTCTTCAAAATCGGCTTGATTGTCTGCCGAAATACCAAGAAACGGCCTGGCCGGGATGTTCCCGAAAGGAATAGGCGAACCTTTGCCCGTGCTACCATAAGACCCTTTTTTCGCGCCGTATTGGTGCGTCGGTCCTTTAATATCCGTAACGCCCCAAGAAACCTCAAGCCCGTCAACCGTATGCGTGATTGAGTCTTGCAAATGGCCATCGAGCACAAGGATCGAATGCTTGCCAGCTGATTCTAACAGGCCAGGGTGCGGCTCATGCCCGCCCTCGCCGTGCTTGCTTGCTGCGTACTTCGGCGACCAACTCGCCCAGGGCACACCGTCAGGGCTTTCTTTTTCGGTTTGGAATCTGCGGCTTGTCTGTCGTTCTGCGGCTGCGCCAATACCGTCAAGAAAATCTCTGCTGCCGCTCGTCACTGCACGCAAAAAGCGATGCAACGACACCTCGATCTGCGCAGTGCTTCCCTGAATTGTGAATGCAACGCCGCCGCTGATCATAGTACACCGAGATTATCTCGCGTCATGCGTCGCGTGTTGGCAGTTATTTCAATAGTCTTTGAGCCTGTAGCGGGGACGGCCAAGCCAAGGTTGACACTGCCGTCTGCAATGCGCTTGAGCAGCGCAATAGCGTCCTCGTAGCGTCTGCGCCATTCGTCAGTCAGCACATCATGCGAAAAACGAAGCTCATACATGGCCATAGTACAGCCAAGTTTGACGAGAATTTCAGGGACAGTCGAGAGAGGCACAGAATACCGCTGCGAGACATAAGTGTCTATTTCAGCAGACGAATCTGCGATCGCCTTCTCAACAGCCTCAAGGTCAAGCGCGCCATCAGCATCGCGGTCAGCAGCGAAGAGGAGCGCCTCATCTCCAAATCGATCCTCTATTTCTGCTTTTGATGCGTAGGTCACGATAGGCCTTACTTTTCGATGTGGATTTTTTGAAAGCGGAGATTGTCCTCGCCTTCAAGGCGCGCCATGTCGCTGTCATTAAAAGCGCTAAGCTCAAAATAGGACGCCTCTTTTTCAAAGCGAATACCGCAGCGACTAAACCCGCGAGGGCTTACTGACGAGATTCTTAAAACATCGCGAGGGCCAAGCTCGGCCAGACCTGTTACGCTGTCTTTCTCTCCGCCGCCTTCGGCATTGTCGAGACGATCCAAAAGCTCAAGGCGCGAGGTTTCAAGCTCGTCAACTCGCGCGACCAAATGCTTGACAATTTCCTCAAGCTCTTTTTTCGTTTTCTTTTCATCTGGCACTTTATCACCTCAAAAAGTCATTGAAAAAGGGGAGCTGCTGCCCGGCAGGTAGGGGCGGACCCACCGAGAAGCAGCAAGTTAAGATTACAGATAAGGAGTGACGAAAACCTCAACGGCATTGTGATTGATGTTCGATGCACCGTTGGCCAGCTTCTCAGTTTTGATAAGCTCAAGCGCTGCGGCTTCGTTGCTTGGGCCAACAACCAACAGGCGGGGCTGAATACCCAGGGGGTTGCCGCTGTCGTCAGTGACTTCGCGCATGGCTTGCTTGCCGGTTGCGAAATGAGCGGCGCTCAGGGTGTCTTTGCTGCCATAAATCAGCTGCCAAAGACCAAAGCCTGCGTTGTCGCGTGAGCGAATGCCGAACAGGAATTCATCTTCCATAATGGCATGTTCGTCGCTGGGCGAATTGATAAACTGCATTTCGGGCTTGATGCGCTCCTGGTAAATCAGGGGCTTCAAAGCGCGGCTGTTGTCAATCAAAAACCAGGGGTCACCGCCGCCGCCGCCGTCGTTGCTGTGTGTACTTCCGGCCATCGGGTGATCGGTGTCAACCATATACTGCCCATCATAGCAAAGCTCTGAGAAGGCAGTGGCGAGCAAAGCAAAAACCAGATCGTCAGGATGAATGCGCGCCTCGTGGCCCATGTCCTGCATCATCGGGGAGTAAATGCCGATGTTGTCGTCTTCAAGATTCTCGCGGGTCACTGCAACAGTGGCCTCGAATTTCTTGTTTTTGATCGTGTGGCTGTGCAGTTTCAAGGAACGGATCGCACGGGCACCGAGCCACTCGCGCATTTTGGGGAAGCTGCCAAGCCACCCGTAATCCTCGGAGCTGTTACCGCTGGGCACGTGCATCGCGACCTTGGTGTAATTCGGCTCCACTTTGTTAAAAGCACCCTGGAACAAGGCTTTGAATCCTTTGTAGTGGGCTGCGAGATTTGCTTTATTGATGAGCATCGTTTTGTCCTTTGCTTGTTAGCTTGTTTTCAGCTCGTTTTTTTAGCTCGTGATGTCGATCATGATGCGGGCCTGGGCGGATGCGTCGGTGTTCGTCCCGCCAACAACAGCCTTGATCACGTCGCCGACTGCAACGGTGTTCGCTGCGGTGGGGGTCGCGCTGTCAACGTCACCAACAGCAGAACCGGCTTGAGTGATCGTAATCACGCCGCCAGTGACAGCAGCAGCGCCGATGCTGAAAGTCAGGGTTGCATCGCCAGTGGCCAGGGCAGCCTGCTCAAGGACGCTGTAGATTTTGGTGATGTCGCCAGCGACGGGCGAAACGACATAATAAACAGCAGAGCCGTCAAGCGCCTCGGCTTCAAGGCCAAGGTAGGTGCGGCGGGTTTCTTTCAGCTCGACATCAATGTCAAACTCAACGAGAACCAGATCGCCGTACATGCCGCGACAAACGCCAGCTTTGACAAGCTCGCTGCTTGTGGTGGCCACGGTCTGATCATCCTCTACATAGACGACATCGCCCTCAGTCGTTGCATCGCAAGCATGCGTGCTGCTGTTGACCATCGCGAACACACCGCGTTTGGTTTCGATGGTTTCGCCATCGTCAGCATTATCAACGGTTTCCTGGGCAACGCCAACGCATTTCAGGCTGGCCGTATCAGCGGCGGGCAATGCTTCGGGCGTTCCGTCAATGCACACCATCGTTCCGGTGTAAATTTTGACGGTGTTTTTCATCGTGTAATTTCCGGCGAGGCTGTCAATCCGGACGGCTTCTCTGTCTGCGGCTGCTGCGGTCATTTTAATCTCCTGGGTTGCGGCTTTTTTTCAGCGCTAGTTTTGTTTTCTTCTTTTCTTAGATTTCTGTCGCCAGATATTCCTTTTCGTCAATACCCAGACGCGAACAGACTTCCTTCTCGACGTCGGTCAGCTTGCCAGTCTTGGCCTTGTCCGGCGCGCCATCTTTGCCGCGTGCGTTCTTGTCAACGATCACAGGCGCGGTTTCGATGTACTTCTCGAAGTTCTCGATCCCGTTTTCCTGCTTGCAGGCAGCGGCATAAAAATCCTTGCTCGCGGGAGCGATCTTGCCGTCCTTGATAGCCTGATTGATGGCCGTTTCGATTTCGGCGTCAATCTTGGCGGCTTCTTGTTCCTCAATCTTTTTCTCTGCGACATCGGCGCGGTTGATCGCCAATTCGAGATCGCCACGAGGAACAAATTTCGCCATGTCGGGAGTGTTCCGCGCGCTGTTCGCTGCCTTGATTTTGTCCTCAGCGCTTTTGACAGCGGCGCTGAGAGTATTGGCGGCTTTGATGACATCAGCTTCGGTTGCATCTTTGTCGAGACCAAGGGCTTTCAAAAGTTCGGGGTTCATACTTTCCTCTTCGCTGGCGTTCGCCTGGCTGTTAAGCGCCGTCAGGCGCAAATTAGGCTGGTTTGTCAATGCCACAGACAGCAGGTCTACGACCTCTTTGGTCGATTTCACCGCTGAAAAAACGGGGCTGATGTAGCGATAGTCACGGTTTTCAACTGCGGCTTTGCCCGACTTGTTCCAAGACACCTTACCCCAGATGCCATCAGCGCGCGCCTCGACGTCAGTCACCCAACCATAAGCGGGCGATGCTTCGCCGTTCGGCGCTTTGATTTCTGTACTGTGGTTGACGTCAATCGGTAGATCCTGACCAAGTTTCTTGAATGCTGCGACGACATCGAGCGGCTTGCTCATATTAAAGCTGCGGCCATCCCTGCCTTTAATATGCGGTCCTGCGGGGATTAGATGAATCCACTCTGGGGCCTCGCCTTTGGCAGACAGCATTTGACAGGCCGCAATGAATGTCGATTTCTTCATGCTGATATCGTGACCTGTTTTCGTTCTGTCACGCAAACATTTTTTTATTCGCATGTTCTGATTAGGCTATTTGCCCCAAGAATCGGGGACTCTGTCTTTTCCAAAATTGTAATTAAAACCGGGGTCTATCCCTTTGGGTATTTGCTCAACTTTTCCAGTTTTGGGATTTGTCCACGGTTCATTGTTGAGAGGTGGCCGATCAGTTGCACCTCCAAGTTTGTCAAATTCTCTACGACCGATCTGGGAAATATGACATTTGCATAGCCACCCATTCGGCGCAAAATGAGTTTCCCAAAACGAATCATCTGCGGGCAGTAAAGTCCCCGCCCAATCTGCGTGCTCTGGTCTATGATGCTCGCTTGGGCCAAGCTCATACAGCAGATAAGGCATCGCTTTTTTGGTGCGCTGTATTCTTTCCCATTGCCCAGCGGCGCGTGCGGTCCGGAGATTGGTGTCGAAAATAATCCTCAGCCGGTGCCGAGATGATTGCTCCTTGGCTTTGACGTCATCGCCCCATCCGGACTCCATCATCCGCGCCTTCACTGTCTTCTGCCAGCTTTGAAATGTCGTGCCCTCGACAATGGCCTTGTCTATCTCGTTGCGCACGAAATCGAGCACGTCAACTTCCATGAGCTTCGCTACAGTAAAAGCATAACCGTGTTCTTCTTTCCAAACGTCGAGATAATCAAAAGCTGGATAGAGCTTCTTGTCTCGGAAGAATGAAAGCGCCTCTTTTGGCACTGGCCCAGGTGATTGCGCTGGCATATTAAACCTCGTCTGTGGCGTCGCCAACTCCGCGCGCTTTAAACATCGCTGTCGCCAACTCTGTGATGACATCGGTCTTATCTAGGTCGCCAGCAAGCGCATTTAGCGCCTTTTTCACGTCGTCAAAACTCTTGGCGTGGTTTACAGCGTCGAGAATAGGCCGGAGCATTGGCCCCATAAACTGCGCTGCGTCGGCAAGGTGATCCTCGGTGATGTCGTCGATCACATCAGTTGTTTTTTTCGCATTCAGCGTTTTGCTTTTCTCTGCGAGCTTCATCAGGGAGACGATCATCTGCTCGCGTTCGCCCTTAATCGCTCTGTTTACGGCCTCTGCGATCTTGGCGTCTGTGTTATCGGGCGCTGGCTTCTTTGGCGGCTCACCGTCATCCTCAATAGGTTCTCCGTCTGGTTCTGGAGTCGTCAGCAAACGCTCGCCTTCCTCTGGCTCTGGAATGCCCCATTTGTCGGCGACCCAGCGCTCAGAAATGCGCACGCCAGCCTGTGCTAGCTTTGGATACTGCTCAGATAATGATGACAAATCCTCGACATCCTCAGGCTCGATAATCAGGCGCGGATAAACTTTCTGCGTGCCAAAATTCAGGTCAATAAATGGCTTGATGAGGTCGCGGTTTATCGTGTCGGCGAGCTGCTGTCCATCGGCTTCAATAAGATCCTGACGCACGTCCTCATGCACCTTCGCCTGGGCCAGGCTGGACCCGTCCTCGGTTGTCATGGTTTGACCAAGAACAACTTTTGATATTTCCTTGTTCACGAACTCGGCCAGGCCCTGAAACAGCGAATCACCACCCGTTGAATTTGCGGCGTTGATAAGCTCGACCTCCATTGATTTTGGGATAATGCCAGCACCGTCTGACCCCATCGCGCGCACTGCGGACAACAGCTTGCGCTGGTCGTCTTTAGACGCTGACTCGTCATAGCGACCTATGCGAGTGGGAATCCCGAACAGCTCGTTGAATGCTAACCAGTCCTTGAGATTGTAATTTGAAACCATGTAGCCGATGACTGCGAGCCTGGCCAGGCCGCCACGAATAGGCGCGCCCATCTTGAGCGTGGGCTTATGCAGAATCCATTTAAACGGCTGCAACTCCTCGCCTAGAGCCGTTTGCTCGTCTGTCAAAAGCCTGATTTGGCTGAGTGTCTCGCGGTCAACTGTGAAATGACGAGGATCGCGCCAACGGTATTCAGACGGCCACCACATAGGCTTGCCGTTCTTGACGACGCCAGTGTCCCACATGATTTCACAAGCTGAAAATGATTTTGAGATAGCATCAGACAGGGCGAAAACAAGCCCCGAAAAATGCGGCGTTTCGATAAGTTCGTCAACTGCATCACGCAAGTTTTCTTTTGTGTCGTCAGAAATCTCAACCCTTACCGGGAGCTTGCCAACAGCCAGCTTGCGCGTGCTGATAACGCTGCGGTAGTGCCAATAACGCTCTTCGATCTCCTCTGCTACCGTCAGATATTCAAGAATATCACCGCTGTCGGCCTGCTGTAGCACAGATAAAAGCCTTGCCGGAGTTAATGACCCGGCGACAGATTCAAAAAACGGCGTGCGAATACTACCGATGCTTGGCGCGCCAAATTCCTTTTTTAATGCCGTTGTTTTTACCGCTCGACCATACGCATCATAAATCATTAAAATAGCCCTATCCTTTCGCGCTTCGCAGCGGTGTATTCATAAACGGGTATTTCCATCTTACTTGCATAGTATGCCAAAGCTAGTGCGATCGCTGCATCTCCATGCCTCATCTTTGTTTTTCCAGATTTTTGCTTGTTTCTCAGTTCGACAGTTTTTATTTTCGGCAACTTTGGGATGCCATTAATCACCTGTAAAGACTGGAGATCGCGCAGCACGTCGGTGTCAAGAGGAATTTCAATCATGTCATCCTCAAACGCTGCCTTGAATTTCGGCAGGTTTGCCGCATACCACGGCTCATTGAGTGAAACAAGTTCAATGCGGCTCTCACCGAATATCTGCGCTGCCCTCTCTGCCAAAAATGCGCCGTTGCCGGTGGCGTCGAGGGCACCGAAGAAAAAGCGCGGCAAACGCTCAACGATGTATTTCAGAATCTGGGCTTGCTGCAAGTACGGCACGTTGCGCAACTCGACGATAAAAGGGACTTTTGACCTCAGCTGCTTTGTGATTGTGACCGGGGCGATCACCGTCAAGTCAGACACGCGGCCAAAATCTTCGCCAAAAGCGTGTGGTTGCTCTCTGGGCAGCTCCCGGAGGATGTGCGATAGATTCTTGCGACACCAGTCCGCAACGGTCCTCTCACGTGTGCCATCGTCAAGCATCGCAAAGTTCTCAGGCGCTTCAAATTGTAGCACAGGCGCGTCAAACATAATGTTCTCAATCAGCGATCTTGTTAGGTATGTGCCGCCGGACCTCGACGGGATGCACTTTAATTCCTCGTCGGCGTTTTCTTTGTAGAAGTCGAACAAGTCTGCGCGCCATTTTATCTCGGCTTTTTTACTCCATTTCTGGTCATTAATAGCGCAAATACGGCGATAAATCCCTTGCTCGATAGCTTCATCAACGTCGGTGTGATGTAGGCTGTACGGGCTTTTACCCGCCTTGATTTCATTAATCAGCGTATTGAATGGGTTATCTACGCCGTTATGCGTCGAGATAATGCGGACCTTGCCGCCCCACATAATGAAAGCGATTGCGGCCTTGAGCATTTCGCCCTGGTCGTCGTGAAAAGCAAACTCATCTAAAATAACACGCTCGCCCGGCCTGCCCTTGGACCTCAGGTTTCTAGGCATGGAGCTCAGCGCCTGGATTGAATGCCCCGACGGGAACTTTATCTTGAAAACTTGGATGCCACGCTCGTCCTCGTCGATGATGTATTCATCAATCTCTGACGCGGCCATTTGAAATTTCTTGGCCCAAAATGCGCAATCCTGAATAAACCCCTGCGTGGTTTCTTCGTTATAGCTGATATAATAAACATTTGCGCCGCTTGCTCTTGATGCATGAATTACGCTGTCAGCCGCCTCTGTCCAGCTTATGCCAATGCGCCGGGACTTTTCGTAAACCTTGACAGCGGAGTTGTCGGCAATCCACGCGGCCTGGTATGGCAGCAGCGCGCGAATGTCTTTTTTCTTCACTTTTTAACACCAAGGAAATCCTCAAGAAGAAATTCTGCGAGTTCGTCGCTGATTCCATTGGTAACGTGCGCGGTGATTTTGGTGCCTATTTCGTACTCTTTGACCAGCTTCATCGCTTGAATATCGCCGCGTATGGCCATAAGCACGAGAGTTTCGGCGATCGCTTTCGCGTTGCTGCCTCTTGCGTCCTTTATACCAAGTTTTTTCAGCTTTTCCCAGACTGCTTTTGGCGGTGCCTTCTCAAGTATGCGCCGCAGGTTGGCCTCAATGCCATCCTTCGCCCCCTTTGGCCGCCCGCTTGGGTTGCCGCTCTTCCCTTTTTTGAATCGCGTTGCTTCTGATTGTTTTTTCTTTGTTGAGGTCATTTTTTTGCCTTTTGTTTCTCAAGAAGCAAAATATGCTCGCCATTTTTCTTTTTTGAACCGCCAACACCTGTGCGCTGCGTCGAGTCCATAACCGGGCGCTCGCCTATCAATTCAAAACCAGTGATCGCGCCTATCCGTTTGGCGTCGGTTAAAAGTGGGTATTTATGCTCACTAAAATTAACAGCAAAAACACCGCCAGGCTTCAAGTGCTTATAAACCTTCTCAAGCATGGGCTGCATAAACCCATCACGCCACAGGCCATATTGCGGAAACTTATTTGTCGATGTGTTTTCGCCGTCGTATTTTTCGATGTCAAAGTATGGCGGCGAAGTTATCGCAAAATCAAACTGCCCCGAAAGTTTAACCTCTTCAAACGGCGACAATTTCAAGGACCATTTTTTATCCCTGATTTTATCCATTAGCCCGCCAAGCATTTTAACGCCATCCGCCGTTTGCTCAGCAGGGTCAACGCCAACATAAGCCCCGGCGTGCGAAAGAAAAAACCCGATTAAACGCCCGCCCCATCCATGACAAGGGTCAAGAACTCGCCCACCTATAGGGCAAAACTCGTTAATGTAATCTCTCGCGATCTCGTTGGGGAAGTCTAAAGGCAAACGCGACGCACCGATAGGGAAAGAAACTCTAAAAAACCAACCAAGATCGCAAGACTCCCTGACGGCCAAAGCGACTGCTCGTTCCGATACTGTGTCTATTTTTTCAAAAAAATGCCTAATCGATTTATTCGCCCCAGCAACCGACAACCTTTGCGGCTGCGCGAACATTAACGAATTGCGCTTAATTCTTGAACCAGTAACAAGCGCGCTTGCAAAGGATAAAATAAAGTTTAGCTTGCGCCCCGGTAAACCATAAACGAGGTCGGCATCCGACAAGGATTTTATATCTAAAGATTTTATCGCTTCGATAGTTCGCTTGACGATTGCGCCCATTTCTTCGGGGTCGTCTAAATGCTCAACACCGCGCTTTAATAAGTTGCTATCAACATCAAGCCCAAGCTCAGACAAATCCAAACCTAACTCAATATCCTCTCGTAAAACGTCAGCATCCCAATCAAGCCCGACCTCGCCCGCTCGGTTATCGGCATACGCAAGCTGTCGCGCCTTGCCTGTGGGTTCTTCAAGGTCGAGGTCCGTGCGCTGCACGACAACCAGCTTGTTGCCAGTAGTGGGCACAATCTGGACCTCAAGGCCTAGAGCCTCAGCTGCGGCCAGGGTTTTGTTCCCTGCGATGGCCACCCCGTTTTTATCGACGACAATGCTGCGGCCGGCACCGAGTTCCTCGATTGACTTCTTGACAAGTTCGCGGCCTTTTTTTGTGCCCCTGTTTGCGTTATGTTTGTCTTGCTTGAGTTTCATTTGATCCCCAATATCGCATCTTTGGCGTCAGAAATACGTTGCTCAAGGATAAAAATGCGCTCTTGCAGTTTCTTGACTCTTACATCAAGTTTTTTTCGCGCTTGCCTTTCGCGGTGCAAAGTCTTTTTGCACTCGTCATGTTGCGCTTTTCGCCTGATCAGTTCCTGTTCTACCCGTGGTAATCTTGCCATCTTTCTCGCCTCTTTTCGTATCTTGATGCTCGCATGATTGCGGACGATAAACTCAATATCCTCGGCGCTCAGCTTATCACGCCGCCCGCAATTCCACAATGAGTCTGCAATATATCCCTTACTCATGGATTCATCTCAAAACAAAAGTTTCCAAGCTGCTTTTGTACTGGCTTGCCGACAATTGAGAATACTCGCCCGCGCTGCAAGGGGCCGATGTTTTTTTGATAGGCGATAACCTTGGCCTGTAATAGCCCGGACAGGTCGCGCATGCCTCGCTCGTCTTGCCCTGTCTTGCATGTGCGTATCCAGATCAGGCTGCCAAACCTTGCGGTAGGGTGCAATAACTCACCAAGTGCGTCGAGGCATACGGCATCACCTCCAAAATGAATATGCCCAGGCGAACCATGCGACCAGATTTGCAGGTCGATGATTTGGTCTTGCTCAAATAGGCTCTGCCTGCTGCGCAATTTTTCCGCGAGATCATCTGCGCTTTCGACAGGGATGATCAAGTCAAAACTGTTGCGATGCAGATTTGCCCAAAACTTCCAAGTCCAGGCCACAAAACCGCTCTGCTTGCCATAAATCAAAACTTTCATCGTCAAATAACCTTCCTGATTGTAATTAAAACACCCTGATCACACATTATCTCGTCTGTCCAGTATTTGAAAACCTTGCCGCCGATGACCTGGCTGTCGTCGTGGTATGCAATACCTGTAAGCGCGTCGTGAACAGCTCTGCCGAGCTTGTCCTTGTCTGGCTTCTGTGTGTGATATTCCGGGGCTTTCTTTTTCAAAATCCCAGCATTGCGCCCTGTTCCGAAGTGCGACTTTGGCCGTTCAAAATAAAAAAGCATGTCTACAATGACCGGCACGCCTTTTTCGAGAAATTCAACCTGTGCAATTTTTGCAACAGTTGCGACCTGAGCTTGCCAGGGCTTGAGGCCCTTCGTTGTGGAAGTGAGTATTGCCCTGCGCCCCTTGCAATACCCGTTCATGCTGCCCTTTGGCCTTGGCTTCCCGTGAACAAAAAACTGTTTTAATACTGGATTCATGGCTGATATAACCCGTGCGTGCTGGTGGGGTCACCATAAATAAAATCGCTTGATGTTTTTTGCGACTTGATACCCAGACGCTTGCACATCTTATTCACGACCGAGCTGCCGAACCCGAACCGTTCTTGAATTATCGAAGTGCTTAGCGTGAGCACGCCGTTTTCTGTGTGCAGTTTAATTACATGCTCAAGCCGCTTCATTTTTGCGTCTCGGATATCGTCCTCGAATTTCGAGTGCTCTTTGAGTTGGCTTTTCTGGGTGAGTTCGTCTTTCATCGTTGCCCCGTTCATATTAATGGTTGCTTAATTTATCATCAACTGCCGTTCTAATGTAATCGGTTAGGGTTTTGCCTTCTTTCTCAGCAGCTGCGAAAATGGCCACCTTCTCTGCGGAGGTACATCGATACCTGATGTAAGAATCGAATATCAGAGGTCGGCCGTTTTTTTGTTTTTGATTTGTTTTTGTCATAAAACGAGTGTTGCAACATTAACCATATTTTGTCAAGTTTGGTGGAGATAAATTTAAAAAAAATCAATCTAAAATACTGTATCAAAATTGCCACATCGTTTCGTAACAGTATGCCCTCTCTTAAGAGAGAGGGCTATTACGTTACGCAACAGACGTCTTGTCAAAATATAGGTAATAATTGTTACGAGCATAAGATAAATATATGAAATCATTAGGTAACTTTTTAACTCGTTACGTAACGTTACGAGCGTTACGCCGCTGATTTTGAGATTTTAGGTTCCAATGGCTCGTTACGTCATTATTTGAGATTTTGAGACCATATTCGGCCTTCTCAATTAGTCCTGCGAGGTGCAATGATTTCAAAAAATTGCCGCTTATTTTGGCATATTGCTCGGCTGATTTCTCGGTTTTGCAATAGTCATTTTCTAGCAGAAATTCTTTAAATGCAGATTTTGATATATAAGGAGCATCGTCTATTTTCTCAAAACCGGACCTCTCCCAGGCCAAATAAAGAGAATTTAATTTCTCGTCAACCTTGGTTGTTTTGCGCCCTGCTGTGGGTTCATCGGTGCCAACAATCACCGCGCTGGTGATCGCTTCGCCATCCTCGTCAAATCGCCCTGGCAATACTTGAGACTCCAGCTCTATATATATAGGCTCTGAAAGCTCTGCATCTTTGCTCTTTTTTTGCTCAATTTTGATTTTATCATCTGACGCAGGTTGAACGCTGATTTCAATATCAAGCGCGCCCTTCCATGCTGACGAGCCTCTACCTCTGCCCTGGGCCTCTGCACTGACTCCTGTATGGTGCACAAGCAAGACGCTGCATCCAAACTCTTCAATCAACTTTGAACAGCTATCAAGCATCTTTTTGACATCGGTTGATTTGTTTTCATCACCATCCAAAAACCTGTGCAGTGTATCCACGATAACTATTTTTGGGGTAGACGGCAGGCTGCGCAATGCGTCAGCCGTGGTCATATACCCGGCAACAGTATCGAGGTCTGTTCCGTGTCG